GCATCGTAAACACCCAGGAAGAAAAACAGCCCTACGCCCAACAGACCGGCTACAACACCGTCACCCGGGATGAAGTAAAAATGCTCGCCAGCATGGAAGAAACCGAGCGCAACAACTGGCTCAATAAAAACGGCCTCAAACTCTTCGGACTCGATCTGCCCGAAGAACCCGAAGCCGACATCATCAACACCGCCGCCCAGGTATTCGACGGCGTCATCTATAAAAACGGCCCCGATTCAGAAGCCCAAGACCAGGAGCAGCAAAAATGTACCGAAAAATGATCTTCAACCATATATCTGAAGAACTCGACCGCGCCGACACCAAGCACCCGCCCATGGCCGGCATCGTCGAAGGGCTTCACACCCTCAAATGCGAAGTAGCCGAGCTCGAACGCGAAGTCATGCGCGAAACCCGCAACCACTGCGAACTCCGCGCCGAAGCGATCCAGGTAGCAGCCATGGCCGTAAAGCTCCTGCGTGACTGCATCTACGACTAAACACCACAAAAGGAGAAAAACATGGACATCGTAAAAGAGATGAAAAGCACCGCCCTGAAGATGGAAGCCCTCGCATGGCTGATTCAGAGCAGGAAAAATATAGATCCCACATGGGAGCGCCGCGCCCTAGAACTCCAATCCGCCGCCGTAACCCTCAACGGCTGGGCCGAAGCCGAAGAACAGCTCGAAAAAACAATCCAGATCGACGAACCCGACACAGCCGCATAAAAGGAGAAACCATGTCAGTCAACAAAGTAATCCTCGTAGGCAACTGCGGCAAAGACCCCGAACTGCGCTACACCCCCCAGGGCACCGCCGTTACCGAAATCAGCCTCGCCACCACCGAGAACTTCAAAGACGCCCAGGGTAACAAGCAAGAGCGCACCGAGTGGCACCGCATTGTCTTCTGGCGCCAACTCGCCGAGATCGCCGGAAAATACCTGCACAAAGGCAAACAGATATATGTAGAGGGCAAACTCCAAACCCGCAAATGGACAGATCAAAACGGCATCGACCGCTACACCACCGAAGTAATCGTGGACACCATGCAGATGCTCGGACGCGCCAGCGATGGAGCAGGGCAGGGCGCAACAAACGACCGGCCGGCCCAGCAACCGGAGCCGGAGTTTCACCAGGACGACGAGATCCCGTTTTAAAAGGAGATATCCATGGAAGCACTCGACCAAATAAAAGACCTGGACGATTTTATCAACGATGACGATTGGGGAGATGACTACGATGCAATCACGTCCGGAGAAAACAACAGCACAGTACCCAAGGCGGAAGCGCACACCCATACAGATACACCACAGGCTCAAAAATATGCGCCGGCGCAAAAATATACGCCGGCTCAAAAAAGCAAAAAAGCAGAATGCGTGTGCTGTAGCCGCGAAATGAAAATAATGAGCCGGGGCCTCTGCAGCGCCTGCTACTCAAAACACCGCGCCGCCGGAACCCTCGATGAAGTAGCCCTCCCGGCAAAACCCAAGGGTGAGCACCTCAAAAAAAGAGGCAAAAGTAAATCAGAAAAGCACATGTCAACCAAAGAAAGTAGGGTGGGCACCGCCCACCAGAAAGATTGTTTCGCAAAAAACTCCAAAAACCGCGAAACAAAAACAAAAAAGGAGTCTGACTCGACAACCCCGACCAGATCAACCAGCCAAAGCACTACACAGCGCACCCATCAGGCATCGAGTGTATCCAGATCACCGAACACATGGGCTTCAACCTCGGCAACGCCATCAAATACATCTGGCGCGCCGACCTCAAGCACAACAGCCCCCAGCAAGACCTCGAAAAAGCGCTCTGGTACATCCAACGCGAAATCAAACGGAGAAAACAGCATGAAAAACAAACTCGCAGACCTTAACAACCACCTGTTCATGCAGTTAGAACGCCTCAACGACGAAACCCTCAGCTCCGAGGATCTGGAAGCTGAAGTAAACCGGACCAAAGCCGTAACAGCTGTATCAAACCAGATTATCAGCGTCGGCAAACTAGCCCTCGATGCACAAAAAGCCGTAGCCGAAGGCCACATCCGCACCGCGCCCAAAATGCTCGGAGTAGAAAATGAAGAAATGGAATAGCAAACTCCTCACGCGCGAGCAGCACAACGACCTCGCCCAAGGATATAAAAGCATGGATCGCACCCAGGTTACCCGGTGGCTTAACCAGAAATATGGCCTCAGTCTCACGGTGTCTCAGGTAGTCACTTACCTGAAAAACCATAAGATAAAATCAGGCCGAAACGGGAAATTTCCCCGTAACGGCCAACCGTGGAACAAGGGAATCAAGTATATAGCCGGCGGCAACAGTCAACGTACCCAGTTTAAAAAAGGCCGCAAGCCCCACACATGGAAGCCCGTCGGCTACATACGCACCACCACCGACGGATACCGGGAAATAAAAATTTCCGATACCGGCATCACCCGCCGCGACTATGTAGGGCTGCACCGCCTCGAATGGGAAAAGCACCACGGCCCCGTGCCAAAAGGCCATGTCGTAATCTTCAAAGACGGCAACAAGCAAAACACCCATATCAGCAACCTTGAGTGTTTAAGCCGTGCCGAACTCAGCAAACTCAACGCCAACGCCTATACACAAATGCCAGACGAAACAAAACCCGCAGTCCTGACACTCTCAAAACTGCAGGCAAAAGCCGGGATAAAACCCAACCTCGGCAAAACCATGAAGGAGGCCCAGGCATGAAATACACAGTAACCGGCAAATGTACCAACCCCGGCTGCACTACCAGCATATTCACCACCCAGCGCCGCAGCGTCACCAGCAAACCCACATCCGGCGGAGTGACCACCATCAAAAACGTAGTCTGCCCCGATTGCCGCACCTGGGGAGAAGTAGTCGAGATCCAGGAGGTAAGCGTATTATGACCTGGCAAATACCAGAAACAGCACCCAAAGACGGCACCCCGATCCTCGCCCTTTTCACAGGCTACCCCTGGGGCGTCAGTTGTATGTGGAATGAGGTAGACAAAGAATGGGTCTACGCCCAAGTGAGTGTAAACCTCTTCCACGGCGAGTGGAACGACCACTACTTTGAAAACGAGCGCGCCGCCGAACATGAGCTTCGCGCCTGGATGCCAATGCCGGAGGGAATAAAATGAACGTCAAACTTATCACCCACACCAACTACCCGACCCGCACCGTAGCCCGCGCCGCGTGGATTACCCACAACGCTGATTGGCCCACCGACTACGACATGCACCCGGATCGCTCCGGCCCCCTCGTGCGCCGCGTCCTCGCATCCGGGCACGACAGCATCCTCGAGCACGCCGCGTTCACCTTCGCCGTGGATGGCATCAGCCGCGCATGCAGCCACCAGCTCGTGCGCCACCGGGTTGCCAGTTACAGCCAGCAGAGTCAGCGGTATGTAGAGCTAGGCGCCAGCCAGTATGAATATTACGCAACACCGGAATCTATTGCACATCACTACGACAGCACTGTTGTCGCTGAATATGCGTGTTTGATGGATGAAGCAAAGCAGGTCTACAACAGAATGATTGCCGCAGGCATCCCCGCGGAAGACGCCCGCTTCATCCTCCCCAACGCCGCCGCCACAAAAATCGTCATCACCATGAACGCGCGCGAGCTCCACCACTTTTTCGCCCTGCGCTGCTGCACCCGCGCCCAGTGGGAGATCCGCAACATGGCCCGGCAGATGCTGGAGCGGTGCAAAGATGTAGCCCCGGTCCTGTTCGAAAACTGCGGCCCCGGGTGTCTGCGCGGTCCATGCCCCGAAGGCGCGCGGAGTTGTGGGGAGCCGCTGGAGGATCAAGGAGCAAGGTGCCAGGTACAAGGTTAGACCACGACAAGCGGAGCCAAGTAGGGTGGGCACCGCCCACCGGGGAAAAAGGAGTAAAACCTTCGAACCAGCATAGGAAAAGACTGATGAATGAGATGGTAGAAGCGCGAGCATATGAAATAGTTAGTGAGCGGGCCGAATTTGGCCGCAGCACGATGGACATAAAGTGCCCGTTTTGCGGGGAGGTCACGACTGCTTACAAGTGGTCATTGGCTGGAAGCGGTAAAAAGTGCGGATGCGGCGCAAAACATACTCTCTACCGAGGGACGATTAAAAAGAGCGCCTAACCCATTAAGCAAAGTAGAAAGGGTTTGTTGATGAAAAAAATACTAGACCCATGTTGCGGCAGCCGGATGATGTGGCATGACCGGAAAAATCAGAATGTTGTTTTTGGGGATTGCAGGTCGGAAACCATCACTGTAACAGACCGAAGCCACGGCAAAAAAGATGGCACCCGGACGCTGCAAATCGAACCTGATGTGATGATGGATTTTCGCGCGCTGCCTTATGAAGATAACTCCTTTAAGCTGGTCGCATTTGATCCGCCGCACCTAGTCAGAGCAGGGCCTAAAAGCTGGCTGGCCGCTAAGTACGGCAAGCTGAGCGACACTTGGCAAGACGATATTCGCCGAGGGTTTGCCGAGTGCCTGCGAGTTTTGGAGCCGGGCGGAACGTTGATTTTCAAGTGGAATGAAACTCAGGTTAAAATTGGCGAAGTTATAAAACTGGCACCGAAGCCGCCTCTGTTTGGGCATTTGTCGGGGAGAAAAGGGCTTACGCACTGGCTAGTTTTTATGAAGGAGTAGCCAAGTAGGGTGGGCACCGCCCACCACCTGAAACAAAGGAGAAGCCCATGCCAACAGAACTCACAAACAAGCAGGTCGTATGCCGAAAACCTCACCGCTGCACCTGGTGCGGAGAATGGATCGAAAAGAAAAAACCCGCACAATACAGATCCGGAGTGCATGAGGGTGACTTTCACTCAGACTACTTTCACCCGGAATGCTACTCCGCAATGTGTAACAGTGACCTTGGTTATGAAAACGAGTTTGAGCCGATGGCGCAGGATCGCGGTAAGAAGTGGGAAGAGAGCACAAACAATTTATAGGTGTGCCTGAAACCTGAAACCTCGAACCTCGAACCTCGAACCTCAATTTTCCCGGAGGGAAAATGACCGCACGAGACAAAAACCGCATCGCCGTGCTCGGCACCATCCTCGGTGCCGCCGAACTCATGGTAGGCAGCGACCCCAGTGCCACCGTGCAGAACAAGATCGATGTAATCCAGCGCCGCGCCCAGGATCTGCTCGATAACCTGCCCGACGCCACCGCAAAAGAGACCCGCAGCATCAAGCGCCGCATAATCGCCTTCGGTGCTGAGATCACCAAAAACGGCATCAACGGCATGATCCTGCTGTGCTTTTTAATCGCCCTGATCGAAGCAATCATCGAAGAAACCACCGTAGCCGGAATCAAGAAAAAGTTTGAAGCCCTGCACCGCTCCATGTGCAGCCTGCAGACCTACTACGACCGCGCGCTGAAATACAGCGAATGCTACAAAAAAGCCGATGAACTCGCGACCTGGTGGGCGAAAGCGGCGTAAGACAAAGGAGAAAATAATGGCAAAAGCAGAATATAAAATTTTGCAAGACACAGCAGCAAACGTCCAAAAAACACTTAACCAGTGGCGTCACAGCTACTCTCTCCAAATACATAATTTTGAATCACACCCAGGCGGGGAAGTATGCGTACTTTTAACCCGTGAAGAAATACCACCGCCAAGGTATTAGCCCGGTAGGGTGGGCACCGCCCACCACCTGAAACCTTGCACCTTCAACCTTCAACCTGCATTTAACGGAGAAAAAATGAGCAAACAACCATCCGAAACCATCGAAAAAAAGCGCAAACTAAAACGCGCCCTCGAAGAAGTCGGCATCAAATTCCAAAGCCAGGGCCATGTGCGCATAAACTTCACCGGCGCCGGCGATGTTGGCAAGATTGAGATTTTACGGACGGAATAACCGGTGGGCGGTGCCCACCCTACGAGACTGCGTAGGGGCACCGCCCACCTGAAACCTTGAACCTCACACCTTGAACCTTGAGTTTTCCGGAGGAAAACAATGCAAAAACCAGACCTCCTAACCCGCGTCAAAGACCTGCAGCAACACTGCACGCAGGAAGAGTCCGCCGAACTCACCGCCTTCTACAACGCGCGCCAGCGCACCCTGACCGCATACAACGAAGACAGCACCGCCGCGCGCAAGAAAGACTACGACGCCGCGCGCGAAGGTCTGACCGAGCTCGTCGAGCGCCTGGAACAGCAGTACCTCGCGCCCGAGCCCCAGACATCCAAACCCGCGTACCACCCCACAGATATCCTGTTCCGCAACTCGACAGAGATGTACCACCACCTCAAAGACAAAGGCTGGGATCTATCCTCGCGCCAGACCCTCACCAACCACGCCAAAAAAGGATCCTTGCAGCTCGCGCCCGATCGCTCCATCACCACCGCCGCGTTCGAAGCGTGGAAGAACCACCCCGAAGGCGGCCAGCGCTACTACGAAAGCTACATCCGCCACCAGCGCGACGCCCTCGGCACCATCGAAGAAAACGCCCTCAAAAAATCCAAAGACGAAGCCGAGATCATCGCCCTCAACCGACGCAAAAAAGAGCGCGAAGAACAAAAAGAGATGGGCCTGCTCATCACCCGCGAGCAAGCCGACGCCGAAGTCTGCGCCTGGACAGGCATCACCCGCGACACCATCGCCGCCCACATCATCAAGCAGGTACCCACAATCATCCACACCACCGGCGGCCAGATCCAGACCCAGCCAGAACTCGAAGCCCTGATTGAGCAAACCATAGACGCCGCCTGCAACGCCATCGCCACCAGCGACGAGGTTGATGTGGTGATCGAAGGCGAGCCGGAAGAAGACGCAGAGGAATAAGGTTCAAGGTTTCAGGTGTCAGGTCCAAGGATAACCAAAACCTGAAACCTGGAACCTTGAACCTGAAACCTAAGATCCACTGAGGACTCATAAAAAAGGTGAGTGATATGCAAGTACACTATTCAAGCAAAACAGACATGTGGGCCACGCCACAAGAAACCTTTGACAGACTGGATGCGGAGTTTGGGCCATTTGACCTAGATGTTTGTGCTACCCCGGAAAATGCAAAATGTAAAAATTTTTACACTCGAGCTGAAGATGGTTTGGCTCAACCATGGCGCGGGAAGTGTTGGATGAATCCACCATACGGGAGAGAAATTAAATTATGGATGCGAAAAGCATATGAAGAGAGCCGGAAAGGGGCTCTTGTCGTATGTCTGATACCGGCAAGAACAGATACTGCATGGTGGCACGATTATGCCATGAGGGGGGACGTAAGTTTTATCCGCGGGCGGTTAAAATTTGGTGGCGCAGCGAACTCAGCGCCATTCCCGAGCGCTGTAGTTGTTTTCAAGCCAAAAACCTTGAACCTGAAACCTTGCCCCTGAAACCTTAGTTTTTCGGAGAAAAACGATGCAGCAACTAATCCCCCAAACAATAACCCCGCTCCCCCCGCATAAACACATGGCCGGCAGGCGCTACACCGGCAAACCCTCCCGCGCCCTGCGCCGCCGGATGCGCACGCCCGAAAAACTCAGCATCAGCCAGTGGGCCGCCAAATACCGCCGCGTCACCGCCATCGACGCTTACCCCGGCCCGTGGGAAGCCGAGCAGGTGCCGCACCTCGCCAAAATCATGGACACCATCAGCCTCCCCTACGTGCGCGAGGTCTATATGTGCATGCCCGAGCGCGGCGGCAAAACGCAGGTGTTGCTCAATACCATGGGCTGGACCCTCGACCAGGGCTCCAAATCCGGCAACATCTTCTGGCTCATGCCCACCGAATCCGAAGCAAAAAAAGCCATGAGCGAGAGGATCATCCCCGTCCTCAAAGCAAAAGACGGCTTTGGCCGCCCCGGCCGCCTCGCGCGCTACCTCAGCAAATACGACGACGACACCAAGCGCGGCACCATCCGCTTCAACACCGGCACCCGCCTGTTTCCCGCGTGGTCCAACTCGCCCGCATCAATGGCGTCATACTTTGGCAAGCTCAACATCGGCGACGAGATCGATAAATTCGAGAAATCAACGCGCGAAGGCACCGACGCCCTCACCCTGATCCGCAAACGTGGGCGCGACAACCGCACCAACACCAAAAACGTCTTTGCCAGCACCCCTGGTGCCGCGCGCCGCATCTACACCATGAGCATGCACGAAGCCCAGCAGGTGTGGCAGTACTACATGCGCTGCCCCGAGTGCGACGCGCCCATCTGCCCGGACGAAACCCACCTCGATCTCCCCGCCGGGGCTACCGCCTCCGAGATTGAGATCACCGGATGCAGCATCGCCTGCCCCGCGTGTGGCACCCTGCTCGAAGAACACCAGCGCCACAGCGCCTATCAAAACGGCACATGGCTCTGCACCCAGGGGCAGGATATCAAGCGCCCCGGCACCGTCGGCTTCCACATGAGCGCGTACTGCCTCCCGCGTGTGCCCCTCGCCGAAATCGCCGCCGCCTGGATCCGCGCCGAGCAAGGCAGCACCGTGCATAAAACCGCCTACTACAACGGCTACCGCGTACAAGATTACGATCCCCCACGCGCCACCGAAAACTGGCGCGATGTCCTCAAACTCTGCGATGAGCGCCCGCGCGACCTCGTCCCCAACAACACCGCCGCCCTGATTCTGCAGGTCGATACCCAGCAGGACGGCTTTTATTTCGAGGTCGCCGCCGTAGGCTACCAGACCACCGGCGGCACTGCCTCCAGCTATCTGGTGCGCAAAGGCTACCTGCTCACCTTCGCCGATCTGCTCGACCTCGCCGCGCGCACTTGGCACAGCGCCGATGGCAAAGAATACAAAATCTGCTCCGCCCTCATCGATTCCGGCGGTGGCCGCAAAGCAGGCATGCCCGCCAAGCACTCCCGCACAAAAGAAGTATACGAGTTCTGCCGCCAGAACCCGATATTCAGACCCGTAAAAGGCAAGCCCCGGCGCGACACCGCCATCAAATACAGCAAAATCGACGTCTGGCCCGGCACCAGCAAACCCATCCCCGGCGGTCTCCAGCTCATCATCCTGGATGTGCATTTTTTCAAGGATGCCCTCGCGAGCGCGATGCACGTAAACCCCGGCGACCCCGGCAGCTTTAACCTCTACAGCGGCTACACCGAGCACCAGCTCAACAACCCCAACAAAGCGATAGAGCCAGAAAATGAGCTAACAGACTACGCCAAGCACTTGTGTGCCGAGTACAGAAACGACGTAGGCAACTGGGAGCACGACCGCACTGCCGGACGCAATGACTTTCACGACTGCGCTACCTATCGAATGGCGCATATTGAGATCCTGCGCCAGGGCGGAGCGCTCATCAGCCCCGAAGACCAAAAAAACCGCCGCCCATCCCGCACAATCCGCAGCCAAGGAGTAAACCTATGACCCCGCGCAAAATCACCCTCGCCGAAATCGACGAAGTAAAACGCCAGGTAATTCTAAAAGCGCTCAGCTTCGATGTAAAAACCACCGCCGCCATCCTCGGCTACAGCGAGCGCAAAGTCCTCGACTGCATAAAAGACGGCAACCTCACGGCCCGCTCAGACAACCCCGGTCGCAAAGGCTACCTAATAACCGCCAGCTCCATAATGGATTACGCCAAAGACATCGAGATCCCCGAGGAGTTCTGGCAGCGGTAGGGGATATGTGCGGGCGCATGCAATGCGCCCCTACAAATGCCGATACACCCGGTAGGGTGGGCACCGCCCACCACCTTGAACCTTAAACCTTGCCCCTTGAACCCAACCCAGGAGAAACCCCATGCAAGAAACAGAACTCCTCGACATAGACATCCAGCTCTACGAAGAACCCGACAAAAAAGAAGACCCGCCCGAAGAAATAAAACACACTCCTACCGCCAAAAAACGCGGCGGCAAACGCCACTGCACCGAAGGCATCCACTCCCGCTGCATCAAACGCGTTGAACGCACCGAAACCCGGCGCGCCTGGTCAGAATCCAAACTCCTCGACATCCTCGATCACGACTTCGAACCCGGCCACAGCTACCACTGCATATCCGGTGGCGACATCGACTCCCTCTCATATCTCAAAGCCGTCATCCGCCGCCAGAATCTAAACTACGTCCTTTTCTCCACCTGGTGCCTCGCCGATGACGATATCCTCCAATTCCGCGAATGGTTCGAGCAAGGCAGAATCAAACACCTAGACTGCTACGTCGGCGAAATTTTCCCCGGCAGCTACCGCCACGAATACGCCTATCTCAAAGAAATGCTCCACCACTACGATCCAGCCGGGCGCGTGTGCGTATTCAAAAACCACTCAAAAATCTACGCCGGCACCGGCGATAAATTCGGCTTCGCCATAGAATCCAGCGCCAACATCAACACCAACCCCCGCACCGAAAACACCACCATCAACATCGGCACCGACATCTACCGATTCTATAAAGACTTCTTCGACGGCATAAAATCTTTCAACAACGATTATCCGGATTGGCTGCCCAGGGAAGAATAAAAAAGCGACATGATGAGCAGAAAAATCGCTTCAAACACTTGCATAACTGTTATGCATTTGTTATAGTACTTATAAATAAAGAGATCAAACGGTACTTCCCACCACAGAGAGGAGCAAAACCATGAAAAACAATTTTCAAGCCTGGATCGACAACGCTGACATGCCCCAAAAAGACGCGCGCGGATGGTACGATCTCGAAACCGGCCTGCGCTACGACCCTGAAACCGACTACACCGGCACAAACAACACTAAGCGTCAGTCAGTATCCCCAAAAGCTCAAGAAGCTCGCGACATCGCTAAATTCTTCGGCGGCAAAGCCCTCAAGGGGTCCATGAAGCAGAAGAACTGGGCCGAAAAAATCCGTGCTGAAAAAATACAGCAAATGGACGAAGCAGAAGCCATGATGGCAGTAGACCCCAACGGCCTTCTGACTCACAGCAAGTTCTGGATTGAAAATCGCGAATGCAGCGGCCAGCAGATCGGAGAATTTATCCAGCAGCAGAAAGCAACCCTCAAACGCTACAACAGCCTGGTAGAAAAATATAACCATAATCCTGAAGAAGCTTCAGACGATCTTAAGCAGCAAATAAAAGAAACAGCCAACGAATACAACGCCTTAACTGCGAAATGGGGGTGGGAATAATGAAAAAAGCATATGCACTCATAATGCCGGAAACTTTTGAGGCACCTGAGCTTGTTCACTTCGGCTTTGCAGAAACCCTGGCAGAAAAACTTCTTTTCTGGAAAGGAATGGAGCGCACAGCAGATGAAATACAGGCAACAATAGAAGCCCTACAAAACCCCGCTATAAACTTATGGGGATGCAAGCTGGTCCCCGCTGAGTGGAAAATTGTTTCAGAAGCAGCATACACGCTTGACCTCGAGGAACTGAAGCCCTACTACGAAGGTACCAGCTCAGACGAATACGAAATACGCGCCTGGTGTGCTACCAACCTGGGCAAAGATCACACCATTATCCATCTTTTGCTTGATATGCTCGTTGATGAAGATCGCGATCTTGACGAAGCAGGTCTTGTCGAAGCAATCCACCATCAGATTGATATGATGGACTAAACAGAATCAAATAATAGGTTAAGCAATGCAACTGCGAGACTACCAGGAAGATATCTTCCAGCAACTTGTGTCAAGTACAAGCAACGCTCTTGTGCAGCTCGATACAGGAGCTGGTAAAACCCCTATAGAAGCTAAAATAGGGGCACACTTTGAGCATGTAATGCTTGTTGCGCACAGAAATATCCTGATAACCCAACTAAGCGAAAAAATGGCGGCTTTCGGCATCATGCACAATACCGTCAGCACCGAGTACACTCGCCGCCGCTGTATGCTCTCCCATCGAAAACACGGCCACAACCCCAGTATTGACAGGGCATGCAAAAACAAGCTTGTTGTCAGCATAGACACCCTGCATGCTCACATGCGTCGCGGCATCAATCCTGCGTCTAAAAACACGCCATGGTTAATCGTTATCGACGAAGGGCACCATGTAACACCTGGCAATAAATGGGGTGCCCTTAAAGCGTGGTTTCCGAATGCGCGGATTGTTGGTTTTACCGCAACACCGGCGCGGATGGACAACGAAAGCCTGCACGTTAGCAACGGCGGTCTTTTTGACAATCTCGTTCAAGCAAAAGATCTGCAAAAAGAAAGCATAAAAGCCCTGATCGGGCGTGGATATTTGTGCGATTTTAAAGTTTTATCTCCGCAAGAACCCGAAAAAATTAAAAACAAAAAAGGCGAAATTGAATTAGCAGCAGATCCTGCCCAGCAATACATTGAACACTTAAAAGGGCACAGAGCTGTAATGTTTTGCCCATCAATAAAGAACTCGCGCGAATTTGCTGCCCAGTTTCGCGAAAAAGGCATCTCATCCGCTCATATTGGCTCAGATTTAAGTAGTGTCGAAGTGTCACGCCGCCTTGAAGCCTTTGCCGATGGGCAGATCGATATTTTGACGAACGTAGACATGGTGAGCGAAGGCTTCGACTTGCCTGGCATAACAGGGATAATATTTGCAAAAAAAACCGGCTCATTTATAGCTTTTCGCCAGTGGATCGGCAGAGCGCTGCGTCCGGCCACGGGGAAAAGTAAAGCAATAATAATCGATTTAGTCGGCAATATTGCCAAACACGGGCTGCCAGACGATCATATCGAGTGGGACATTCTTGATCCGCCAAAAGACAGCGGCAAACTGCGCGAAGCACCGTGCTACTCCTGCGGGGTATGGTACCCGATAAAAGAAAGTGAGTGCCCGGAATGCGGGGCAAGAAACAAGCTCTTAACGCGCGAGCAACTCGGAGATCACTATGTAGAAATTATCCCTCGTCTCGACATCGGTCTGCTTGAGCATTGCCGAAGATCAGAAGCCGAAAAACAATACGAAGACCGCCTGCACAAAGAAATAATCTGGCCCCACATACCCGAAGACAGCGGCATAATGTCAAGCGCGATTGGTAGATTAAGAAAATGGTTTATCAACGCACTGGAAAAAAGAAAAGTACCTCCCAGGCAGATAAACGCCTTTCTACACTCTCAACAATGCAAGCAAGAAGAATTCTGGCTGAAAAATTTCACCATGAACGACCTGGGCAGAGCAGATAAGGCAGAAAAGGTCTTTAAAAAATGGCAAAAATCACACTGATACATGCAGACTCAAAAAAAATAAAAACCAGTGCCGACCTCATACTGACTGATCCTCCCTATGAAATGCCGGGATGCGATCTGGATGAGATAATTGCAAACATTGAATCAGAACATATAGTCATGCTTACAACTATGCGCCAGTTGCACCAGTTTTTAAGTTCTTCAAATTGGGAGCTGAACTTCGATTTTGTGTTTGACTGTGTGGCCCCTAAAAAAAGCATGAATTTTCAACAGCCAAACTATTTGCACCAAACCGGCGTTTACCTGACGAAGCCAGGAGTAAAATCAATATTCGACCGCCGCCAGCGTCCCCGCTCTGACGTGTTTGAGGGCAATCACTACTGGCCCACAATAATAAAAGCCCCGCGAGCATCCGGGCAAAAAGGCTATGCAAAAAACGAAGTTGCTTTTACAGATCTGCTTGGGAGCTTTAAAGCCGGGAAAATAGTAGACCCGTTCGCCGGGCACGGCACCACCGGAATATCATGCTTTACCCTTGACCTGGAATGCGAATTGATAGAAAAGGATGACCAGGCATTCAACAGCATGAAACAGAAATTCAGCTTTTTAGCTAAAAACGGCTTAAAAATAATAGAAAAAGGAGAATGACATGAAATGTCCCCACTGCAACAAAGATATCAGCGAAAAGCTGATTCTCGAAGAAGCCGCGCGTATTCATGGGCGTAAAGGAAAGCGCAAATTAAGCAAAGAGCAGGCCCAGGCCATGGCTGAAAAGCGCTGGGGTAGAAGGGATGATGCAGCCGAATAGCCTACAACCCCACCCGTAGGGGCAGGCCCCTGTGCCTGCCCTTGCCCCGGCACAGCAACCAACCACCAGGGCGCATGCAATGCGCCCCTACAAACGCCGATGCCCCGGTAGGGTGGGCACCGCCCACCACCTTAAACCTTAAACCTCCCACCTTTAACCTCCCAAACCACCACATCTAGTGCAAGTTAACCTGCAAATACCTACATTTGCCTACATTTGCCCACTTTTGCCCCTCCAAAATACCCCGCATAATAGCCGCACGATTACAAAAAAACTCTTTTTTGCAACGCGCGGAGCCCTTAATGCCCCTCGATTTAACCACAGCACAGCGCAAGCTTGATTACTGGTACGAGCAGGAAGAGATTGCCGCTACCGAAAGCTACACCCAAGATAGTGGCGGCAACCGGCGGCAGATAACCCGTGCCGATCTTGCTACGATATCCAAGCGCATCGACTACTGGGAGAAAAAAGTCGCCCAGTTATCAGGGCGCTCGCGCGTATACCACGGGGTGCCTCTATGATTACCCCCACCAGCAACTGCCGCATCGGCAAACAATACCCCCGCGTAACCAACGCCTACACCGGTGCCGACCGCGGCCGCCGTGCCTTTGCCAACTGGATGGTAAGCGACGGCGACGCCGACGCCGACACCCTTGTCGATCTGCCCACCCTGCGCCATCACTCGCGCGACCTCATGCGCAACAACGGCCTCGCCGGTGGCGCCATCGAAACCAACATCACCAGCGTAGTGGGCAGCGGCCTCATGCTGCAATCCACCATCGACCGCGATCTTCTCGGCCTCTCGCAAGAACAAGCCGACGCCTGGGAATCCAAGACCGAGCGCGAGTTCAGCCTGTTCGCCAAACACTGCGACATGAACCGCACCCTCAACTTCTACGGCCTGCAAGAACTCGTGTTCCGCTCCACCCTCGAAAATGGCGACGTCTTCACCCTTACGCCGTGGCGCAAACGCCCCGAAACCCCCTACGAGCTCAAGCTAAAAGTAGTCGAGGCCGACCGCGTAGCCAACCAGGGCAACTGCGCCGATCGCCCCGGCCTCGCCGGTGGTATCGAGAAAGATGCAGACGGCGCACCCAGCAAGATCCACATTATGAAATACCACCCCGGCAGCGCCCTCTATCGCGCGCAAGAGTGGGACATCGTCGATGTGTTCGGCAAAGAGTCCGGCCGCCGCCAACTGATACACAACTTTTTTACCCTCCGCCCCGATCAATCGCGCGGCGTGCCTTACCTTGCCCCCATCATTGAACTCGTCAAGCAGCTGGGCCGCTACACCGAAGCAGAAATAATGGCCGCCGTGGTCAGCAGCATGTTCACCGTGTTTGTAAAGTCAGAATCAGGGCAGGGACCATTTGCCAACGGAGCCGGTGCCTACAGCCCCGCCGGGCAAGCCCCGGCAGATACCAAAAACCCCTTGAATCTCGGCAACGGCATGGTGGTCGATCTCGCCCAGGGCGAAAGCATCGAAACCGCCAACCCGGGCCGCCCCAACCAGAACTTTGACCAGTTCGTCCTCGCCATCATGCGCCAGATCGGCGTGCGCCTCGAACTGCCTTTCGAGCTGCTCGTCAAGCACTTTACCTCCAGCTACAGCGCCAGCCGCGCCGCCCTCAACGAAGCGTGGAAATACTTCATCAAGCGCCGCACCTGGCTCGCCGACTACTTCTGTCAGCCCGTGTACGAACTATTCATGGATGAAGCCGTCGCCAAAGGGCGCATCAGCGCTCCCGGCTATTTCTCCGACCCCGCCGTGCGCGAAGCCTACCTCGGCACCAGGTGGACAGGCCCCGGACGCGGCCAGATAAACGAGCTTGTAGAAGTAAAAGCAGCCAAAACCCGCGTAGAGGAGGGCTTCTCCACTATCGCGCAGGAAACCGCCCAGCTTAACGGCGGCAACTTCGAGCGCAACCACCGCCAGCGCGTCAAAGAACAACGCATGCGCGAGGAAGATCAGCTCACCGAACCCCTCGCGCCCGAAAATACAGGAGCATAAACCATGAACTGGTATCAGATGAAAAACCAGGCAGGCGAAGCCCACATCTACATATTCGACGTCATTGTCGACTACGCCTGGGATGACGACGAAGTAACCGCCAAAGGCTTTATCGACGACCTCGCCGCCCTGGGTGATGTATCCGGCATAACCGTCCACATCAACAGCCCCGGTGGCAGCGTGTATGCAGGCAACGTGATCCACAACGTGCTCAAGCGCCACAAAGCAAAAGTTACCGTAATGATCGACGGCCTTGCCGCCAGCATCGCTTCGGTTATCGCCATGGCCGGGGATGAAGTCATCATGCCCAAAAACGCCATGATGATGATCCACGACCCCATGAGCATCTGCGTAGGCAACTCTACCGACATGCGCGCCTGCGCCGAAATGCTCGATACAGCCCAGCACAGCATTGTCACCAGCTACACCACCAAATCCGGCCAGAGCGAAGACAAGATCAAAGAGCTCATGGCCGCCGAAACCTGGATGACCGCTGCCGATGCCGTAGAGCTCGGCTTTGCCGACACCATCGAGCACGAAACCCAGCTCGCCGCCGTAGCCGACTTTGACCTGAGCGTATTCAAGAAACCGCCGGAAAAAATACTCAACATTCAAAACCGCGCAGCAGGCCACCAGCCGAGCCATGCCGCATCAACCAACCCCCCAAGTAAAGGAGTGATCCCCATGAATCTGGAACAGCTGAAAAACGAGCACCCAGACCTGGTGGCACAGCTTGAAAGTCAGGTGCTAGAAAACAACACCGCCACCATCAAAGCCGAAGCTGCCGCCGCCGAACTCAAACGCATCCAGGATGTAGAAGCACAGCTCATCCCGGGGCACGAAGACCTTATCGCCGAGCTTAAAGCCGATGGCAAAACCACCGGCCCCGAAGCAGCGGTGAAAGTCCTGCAGGCCGAAAAAGCCAAAGGGCAGCAGAACCTGCAAAACATGCGCAACGATGCCGAGGGCATCAACGTCCCCGCCTCCGAACCCGGAGACCAGGACGCCGGCGCTGCCAAGCAGGAAGCCATCGCCAACAACATGCTCGCCGGAATGGGCGAAGCATAATAAGGAGGTAAACCATGAGCGAAACACATACATACACCCCGGATAACCTCATTGCCGGTGGGTTCCCCCTCACAACAGGCGGCGTAACCGTAGCCTCCGGCCAGAACCTCACCCGTGGCAGCGTCCTCGGCCTTAAAACCGCCGACGAGCAGGGCGTACTTGTCGATAGCGCCGCCACCGACGGCACCGAAAACCCCTACTGCATCCTTGCCGAAGATGTCGACGCATCCGAGGCAGAAGTTGAAGCGCCCGTATACCTCTCCGGCGAGTTCAACGAAGATGCCCTGGTTTTCGGTGGCAGCGACACCATCGCCGACCACCGCGCCGCCCTGCGCGACCTGAGCCTGTTCACCGCAACCAACGTCTCTGCTTAAAGGAGTATAAGATATGTCTCTCTCTGCATTTGAAACACGCACCATGCTCCAGGCTCTGAGCCAGCGCAAAGCGCCCACTCAGTTCCTGCTCAGCACATTTTTTAAAGGCACACAGCAGTTCGACACCGAACACGTAGACATCGAAATCATCGCCGGAGACGAGCGCCTCGCGCCTATTGTATCCCCCGTTGTGGCCGGCAAGGTTATGGACGCCCAGGCGCGCGAGGTCCGCAGCTTCAAACCTGCGTATGTCAAGCCCAAGTTCCCGTTCAAGCCGTCCGACCTGCGCACCACCAACCCCGGCGAAACCATCTACACCGACGACCTCAGCCCCGAGCAGCGCGCCCAGCGCAAAGTAGGCGCCAAACTCGCCGACCTCGACGATGCCATCTCCCGGCGCGAAGAAGCCATGGCCGCCGAAGCCCTCAATACCGGCAAAATCCACGTAAAAGGCGAGGGCGTTGACGCCTACATCGATTTCCAGATGCCGGCAGAAAACCTGGTGACCCTCTCCGGTACCGATCTGTGGACTGACGCAGGCAGCGACCCCGTAGCAGACTTCGAGGAGTTCGCCTCCCTGTGCGACAAAGCCCCGGATGTAGCCGTCCTCGGTGACAGCGTATGGACTGCGCTGCGCAAAAACGAAGAGTTCATGGCCCTGATGGACATGCGCGCCGTCGATATGGGGCGCATCAATCCCCAGCAGCTGCCCGAGCAGGTAACCTACCTCGGCCAGTTCCGCTCCAACGGCGTTTTTGTCGATCTCTACACCTACGGCGCCACCTACACTGACGACGCCGGTGTCAAGCAGAAGTTTGTCCCCGCCGATAAACTCTGGATGGGCAGCTCCCGCGCAGAGAACAAAAAGCTCTACGGCGCCATCGAGGACTTCGTCACCGCCGCCGTGCCGCGTTTCCCCAAAACATGGCAGACCGAAGACCCCGCTATCCTCTGGGTCATGGTGCAGTCCGCACCCCTGGTAGCCCTGCTCGATAGCGCCAGCTTCGTATCCGCCAAGGTCGTGTAAAAGTAACCAGGTTCAAGGTTCAAGGCCCAAGGTTAAAACCTGAAACCTGAAACCTTGAACCTGAAACCTAATTACTAGGAGACCCCATGAAAGTCACCCTGAAAAACACCGTCAAATACGGCGGCAAATACCACAAGCCCGGCACCACCATCGACTGCAAAAAAGATGTGGCCGAATCGCTCATAAAAGCAGGGGCAGCAGATCACCCCCGCGTAATTGAAACCAAGGCCGAACCCCAGCAGCCGGAAGAGCCGCCAGAGCAAAACCCTGGCGATCAGGATAACGACAGCGCCGAAGAATAGTAACGCCGAGGCCCCGCTACCGCCACGGCAACCAGGGGAGGCAGGTCCTTTCTCCACCTGCCTCCCCTGACCTTAACCACAGCGAGGATAAATGCCACACGATGACACCCCATACCTCGGCCCCGAGCGCCGCACCAACACCTGCAGCGAGCATCAGGAAGTAACCGCGATCCGCTCAAAGCTTAACCTGCTGCTCCTCGTATTTTTAACCCTGCTCGGGCTGATCGGCTACAACATCGACGCCACCCAAAAAATAGAGGTGCGCATAACCGAGCAGATAACCAAACTCGGCGGCCAGATCAGCAGCACAAACGTGCGCGCCCGCGCTGTGGAAAACGTCATCGACGAAGCAATCAAGCGCATCGATGACCACGAGCAGCGCTTACGTTACCTCGAAAACAGACGCGAGAAATAACACCCGTAGGGGCGCCGCTTGCTGCGCCCTTGTACCGGATCAGCAACAAGCAACCAGGGCGCGGCAAGCAGCGCCCCTACAGAGAGGCAACCATGGCCGGTTTTTATTTCAGCGAAAACAGCAAACGCGCCCTGGCAAGCTGCCACCCAGACCTGCAGCGCCTGTTCAACGAAATCATCAAACACCGCGACTGCATCATCATCGAAGGACATCGAGGACAAGCCGAGCAAAACCGCCTGTTTGAACTCGACCGCTCAACCCTGCGCTGGCCGGACAGCAAGCACAATGTTTCGCCCAGCCAGGCCGTGGACGTAATGCCATACAACCCGACCAAACCCCACATCCGCTGGGATGATACCGAGCAGATCCGCGAGTTTGCCGGGTTCGTGTTCGGCGTAGCTTCGCAGCTTGGCATAAACCTGCGCTGGGGCGGGCACTGGAAGCGCTTTTTAGACATGCCTCACTGGGAACTAAGCCGGGACCCGCGCTGATGGGGCACTGCCAACACTCCGGCCAGCCGGATAAACAATGCCCCGCCGCAGATGATTGCCTGCTTTGTGCGCGAACCGACTGCAAAACGGGGAAAATTAAGAAGGGTAACCCTCGCCAGAGGTAGAAAAAACGCCTCAGAAGGGCGCACAGGGCGTTGATAAATTTTAACCGCAGGGTGGGCACCGCCCACCAGCAACAGGAGGCAAAATGTTAAGCAAATTATTCAACTGGCTATTCGGCAAAAAAGCCGCCTCCACCATCGGCGGCGTAGCCATAGGTGCAGCAACCGGAGCAGCCGCCGCTGCATCGCAGGGGATGATGGACAAGGAAAGCCTAACCGCCGGAGCCATAACCGGAGCCGCCGCTGCCCTCGCAGGCGCAGGCGGACGCGGAACGGGCGAAAACAGGTAGGGTGGGCACCGCCCACCACGTATCAACCAACGCATTAAACGGTGGGCAGTGCCCACCCTACGAGGACAGCATGGCAGACAAAATCAGATACATAGGAGGCTACAAATACCAGCTGGTGGATGGCTACACCCTGCAGACCAATATCCGCCCGGCGTCTGATATCCACACGCCGTACATCCGCCTCACTACCGACGGCTATCTGATGATCGCCACCGGCTACGCCTGGGACGGAGCCACCCGCGCCAACGACACCAAGACCATCATGCGCGCTGCCCTGGTCCACGACGCCCTCTATCAGCTCATGCGCCACGGGCACTTGGGCATCGAATGGCGCGACATTGTAGATGGCCTGTTCTACCGCCTCATGCGCGAGGACGGCGTGAACCTCATCCGTGCCGCGTATATATACCGCGCAGTCAAATGGTTCGGCGCTGACTACGCCAAGGCCGAAAACAAACGAATTATCGAGATGGCCCCATGATCGACCCCACAGAAATCGACGCCCTTGTGTTGCAGGATTTCGGCGAAGACATGAGCGTCACAAAAGAATCATCCGGAGAGACATTCCCCTTGCGCATGCTCTTTGACGAAGAGAGTGAGGACTCCAGGGGCGGCTCCGGCGCGTACCTGGGCGAAAGCACCGGCGCTATGTCTTCCGTGACTCTGCGCTGTTGGCCGACAGACGCCGAAAAAATTGAAGAGGGGGACCATATCCAGACACCGGAAGGCGAAGTGTATGCAGTGTTTGAGGTTACCCCCAAAAGAAGACAGCTTACTGATGTGGAGGTTGTGCTGGCATGAGCGGGGGTTTCGTCCAGATAGACACCACTGAAATCGAAAAAAAGTTCGATTTTTTGACTGTTGAGATGGACACCGCAGCCAAACGCGCCGCAATTCGCACCAGGGAATGGCTGCGCACGCAAGTAACCAGAGAGATCGCATCTACCACTGGAGTGCCCCGAAAGGCCTTGAAAGAAAGAGTGCGGAGAGGAAGCAAGGAAAATGACGGTGCCTGGTATAGCGACGGGCAGGCTGTTTTGTGGATAGGACTGCAGGACATACCCGCACATTATCTCGGCAAGCCCAGGCAAACAAAAAAAGGGGTGCGCGTGAGAAAGCACTTTTTCGACAAGGCCTTTACCGTAAGCATCGGAGAGCAAGCCCCTAAAGTCTGGAAGAGGGCTGGCAAAAGCCGACTACCGATCATAAAGATGACGGTGCCTGTAGAGCCAGGCAGAAGGGATTTGCTCGGAAAATACGAAAAAGCAGCAGCCCGCATGTTCTCCGAGCGCCTGGAGCACGAAATAAATTATCTTTTGGAGCAGCGCGCATGAGCTACGACATCGGCACACATCTTGACCGGATAGTTGCAACCCTGGGGCAGGCCTTCCCGGACATTGCTACCATCGAAGAATATCCGCGCTTTAGAAAAAAAATAACCGCACCCGCCATTTTTGTAGAGTTTGCAGACGCAGATCAGGCAGAAGACGCCGGTACCGAACAGCTCTGCATGGTTGCCCGCTTCGAGGCGCGTGTGGTGTTCGACCGCGCCATGCCCCTGGATAAAAAGCCCAGCGTACTGGCGCTCACTCTCGCATCAGCAGTAGCAAAAGAGATCAGCGGCAACCGCTTCGGCTGCACTGTCGGCCCGGCACAGAACATCAAGGTCGAGCCCGACCACTTCAAGCCCGAGCTGGGCGGGTACGTGGTCTGGCTTATCGAGTGGTCACACAGCGTGCGCATAGGTGATTCTGTGTGGGATAGCGAGGGCATAACCCCGACCGACCTTTACGTAGGCATTGCGCCGGAGATCGGGCTGGAGCACGAAGAGGATTATACCCTGGTAGGAGAGATCGACAATGGATGAACCGCTTGAATACCGCATCGCCGAGCTTGAGCGCCGCCTGAACAATGTGCTGCGCAAAGGCGTGATCGAGGAAGCCGACTACGATACTGCGCGCGTGCGGGTCAGAAGTGGAGATTTGCTCACCGGCTGGCTCCCCTGGATAACCCGGCGTGCCTCCAACGATGCGGACTGGTGGGCTCCGGAAGTGGGTGAACAGGTGATGCTGATGTCTCCCGCCGGAGATCCAGCGCAAGGGGTAGTACAGCCCGCGATATACCAGCAGGCCCACCCGGCCCCTGAAAACCGTGAGACCGTGCGCCGTATTGATTTTAAAGACGGCGGCTTTTTTGAGTACGACCGCGAGAGCGGAGCCATGACCATCAATGTTGTAGGCAATGCCGATATTACTGTGGGCGGTAAAACAACGCTGGTGAGCGATAACACAGTAGAGATAGACGGCGGCAGCGGAGCGGTCAAGGGCGCGGTTCAGGGCCACTGCCTGTGTATGTTTACCGGCAAGCAACACGCCCACATTAGCCCCACAGTAACGGAGAGCTTTTAAATGGCACTAAGCAACACAAGTATGGCCGATTTTGTAGAGGCGCACATCGAAGCCGTCACCCTGGATCAGGGATCAGACGCTGCTGCCGCCCTGGCGTACCGCCGCAAGGTACTCGAGGCGCTGTGCCAGGGAATAATCGACGAAATAACCGCGAATGCCGTTGTGGAAACCACAAGCGGCGCGCCAGACAGCGAGCATATAGGCAAAGTTTATTAACCAGCAAAAAGGGAGGCGACACATGCCCGATTTTATTGTTAACCGCCAGATCATTCTGCCCGACGGTGCGACCGCCGCTCCGGAGCAGAGGATTGAGTTGAGCAACCGGCAGGCTAAGTACCTGCTGCTTTCGGGCAAGATTCGCCCGGCGGCAGTCAAGGCCAAGCGCGCCGACAAACCCCGGGCAAAGCAGCCCAAGAAAAAGGAGTAAGCTATGGCAGAGACATTTTTGCATGGCGTGGAGGTTGTGCAGATCGACGATGGGCCGCGCCCGATACAGACGGTGCGCTCCAGCGTCATCGGCATTGTGGGCACTGCGCCGGATGCGGATGCAGCAAAGTTCCCAGTTAATGTGCCGGTAATGATCGCAGGCAACCGCCTCGAAGCCGCCAAGCTCGACACCGTAGGCGATGGGGCAGGCACCCTGCCCGACGCAATGGATGCGATCTTCGACCAGGCCGGCGCGGTTGTGGTTGTTGTGCGCGTCGAGGAAGGCATAGACGATGCCGAAACCCTTACCAACATCATCGGCGGCGTGGACGCAGCCACCGGAGCTTATTCCGGGGTGCAGGCACTACTTGCCGCTGAAACCGAAACCGGAGTTGCCCCGCGCATCCTGTGTGTGCCCGGCTTTACCGACACCCGCATCGATGGCGGCGTGCTGTCGATTGCAATTGATGCAGGTGGCAGCGGGTATACCGTCGATGGCACCACGGTAACAATTGACGATGGCGCAGGAGATGGCTCTGGCGCAACCGCAGAAGTCAGCGCGGTAGACGAAACCGGTGCGGTCACCAAGATCACAGTCACCGACCCCGGCAGCGGCTACGACCAGGCAACGGTGAGCGTCACAATTACCGGCGATGGCACCAGCGCCACAGCCACCGCCACGGTTGGCACAGCGGCTAACCCCGTTGTGTCTGAAATGCTCGGTATTGCAGACCGCCTGCGCGCGGTAATCATTGCAGACGGCCCCGACACCAACGACGCAGATGCGCAGGCATACGCCGGTGACTTTGGCAGCAAGCGTGTTTATGTGGTGGACCCGGGCGTGAGGGTGCTTTCAGATGGCGAATATGTAACCCAACCCTCAAGCGCGCGCGTTGCCGGGATCATCGCTAAATCAGACGCAGAGCGCGGATTCTGGTGGAGCCCGTCCAACCGTCAAGTGTACGGCATTGTCGGTACCACTCGCAGCGTAGACTTCGCCCTGGGTGACGCCAACAGCCGCGCGAACCTGCTCAACGAAGGCAATATCGCCACCGTGATCCGCCAGAACGGTTTCCGCCTCTGGGGCAATCGCACCACTTCAGCAGATCCCAAATGGGCGTTTCTCTCTGTTGTGCGTACTGCTGACATGATCAGCGAAAGCCTCCTGCGCGCACACCTGTGGGCGGTGGATCGCAACATCACAAAGACATATCTGGAAGATGTTGTCGAAGGTGTGAACGCCTACCTCTCGCACTTGGTGCAGATCGGCGCGATCTTAGGCGGCCAATGCTGGGCTGACCCCGAGCTCAACACCCCGGATCAGCTCGAAGCCGGTAAGGTCTACTTTGATTTCGACTTCACCCCACCGACTCCGGCAGAGCACATCACGTTCCGCTCGCGTCTGGTGAACGATTACTTTGAGGAGGTGATCTAATGCTTGATCAAGTCCTGAAAAATATGAACCTCTTTGTCGATGGCCGGGGCTACGCTGGTGACGTCCAGGAGATGACACCGCCCACCCTCACCGTGCAGACCGAGGAGTTCCGTGGCGGCGGCATGGACGCACCCGCAAACCTCGACATGGGAATGGAAGCCCTGGAATGCAGCTTCACCCTCACCAAGTACGACAAAGAGGTGCTGAAGCAATTCGGCCTGGCGCAGGGCAACGTGATGCCCCTTACCATGCGCGGACACCTGGAAAGCGATGACGGCAGCAGTGAAGCTATTGTTATCAACCTGCGCGGCAAGATCACCACCCTTGAGCCGGGCACCTGGACGCCGGGCGACAAAGCCACCCTGCAGGCCACCGTGAGCCTGCGCTACTACAAGTACACCCAGGGCGGCGAAATCGTCCACGAGATCGACATCCCCGGCATGAAGCGCATCATCGGCGGCGTAGATCAGCTGGCAGATATGCGCGCGAACCTGGGCGTGTAACCCATAAACAACACTGGACACCGGGCGCAGTTATGCTGCGCCCGGACTGGAGAAGCCCATGAGCAAAACAGAAGAGATAAAGCTTGATTACCCCTTAGAGCTCGAAGGCCGCACCATCGAAACACTGACCTTACGCCGTCCGAAAGTAAAAGACCAGCTTGCAGCAGATAAAGGCGGCGGTAGCGATGCCGACAAAGAGATCCGCCTGTTTGCCAACCTGTGCGAAGAGGCACCCGCAACCCTTGAAGAGCTCGATTCTGCCGACTACCGCAAGCTGCAGGAAAAATACAGCTCTTTTTTGTCTTAAGGCGCACCGCGCTGATGCAGGCAGTGGTAGCGCTGAACTCGTACACACGCTGGAGCCACAGCGAAATGATGGAGATGACAGCCGAAGAACTGCTCGAATGGCTGGACGTGGCAAAACAAACGTACAAAAAAGCTCAAAGCAAATAACCAGGGGAGAACTCAGGAATGGCTAAAAAACTATCGCTCGGAGTGACAATCGGAGCCACACTATCCAGCAAATTCCATAAGGCGATAGGCGGCGCAAGAAACGAGTTCAATACCCTGGGGCAGGAAATAAAAGACCTCAAAAACCAGCGCGGCCTGATTGAAAAGTTTGAAAAAGACCAGGCTGCTATGGAAAAAACCCGCCTCAAGCTGGACAAAACCCAGCAGGAGGTGATGCAGCTCAAGCTCGCGCTGCGCAAAGACCCATCCAACAAAGGCCTAGCCAAAGATCTGGCGAAAAACCAGAAGGAAGCCGAAAGGCTTTCCGGCGCACTCAACAAGAACCGCACCCGCCTCGATGATAGTCGCCGCGCCGCACGTAAGGCCGGGGTCGATGTCGAAAACCTCGCGCGCGAACACCGTCGCCTGGGCGACACCCTCGACCAGACCCGCACAAAATACGCGCGCATGCAGCGCCGCATGGAGAAAAAGACCGCAGCAGGCCGCCGCCTGGGCGAGCTGCGCGGCCAGATAGCCGGGGTTACCGGCGCCGTGTATGGATTATGGAAAATAGCCGATACTGCCATTGAGTTTGAATCCGCAATGGCCGATGTGCGCAAGACAGTTGACTTTAGCGACCCAGGCGGGCTGAAAAAACTTGGCACCGAAATCCGCAAAATGTCGCGCGATATCCCGGTAGCCGCATCCGGCTTGGCTCAGATAGCAGCAGCTGGCGGACAGCTGGGCATTGTCGCTGAAGACCTGCCTCAATTTACCGAAACAGTCGCGAAAATGGCAACCGCGTTTGATATGGGACCTGAAGAGGCAGGCGACGCCATGGCTAAGCTTGCCAACATATACCAGATACCCATCAATGAAGTAGGGCTTCTGGGTGACGCGGTAAACCATCTTTCAGACAACACTGCAGCTAAGGCCAGAGATATTGTGCCGGTGCTTTCCAGGGTAGGTGGCACAGCTAAACAGTTCGGCTTATCTGCTGTTCAGGTAGCCGCCCTAGGGGATGCCTTTGTAGCCTTAGGTAAGCGACCGGAGGTAGCCGGGACAGCAATCAACGCCATGCTAACCAAGCTACAGACGGCAACCAGGCAAGGGGGCAAGTTCCAGGAAGGCCTGGCCTCGATAGGGATGAGCGCCGAAGAGCTGGAACGCTCTATTTCCAAAAACGGCCAGCAAGCACTGGAAGGCTTTCTTGAGCAGGTTGCAATGGTCGACAAACAAGATCGCGCCGGAATCTTGGCAGACATGTTTGGCATGGAATATGCGGACGACATTTCCCTGTTGACCGGAAGCCTCGACCAGTACCGTAAAGCTCTCGGGCTAGTCGCCAGCGAATATGCTTACGTTGGCAGCATGACTAGAGAATTCGAGAACCGTAGCAAGACCACAGAAAACGAGCTGAAGCGGCTTAAAAACAGTATCTCTGGCGCAGCGATAAGTCTAGGCAGCACTTTACTGCCTGCGATAAACGCGGTGATCAGGCCAGTAGCTATAGCTTCAAACAGGGTGGCTGACTTGTCCGACAAATTCCCCTGGCTGGGCAAGGTGATCGGCGGCACAGCCGCAGCGGTCGGGTTGTTTGTGGGCGCAGTGGTAACAGCTACAGCCGCCACCTGGGTCTGGAACGCTGCCCTGGCCGCCCCGGCAATAGGCTGGATGATCGGCAAGGTGGGCGCTCTCAGATCCGCAATCACTATGCAAACCGTAGCCGCCAAGGCTTCAACCGCCGCCACCTGGGCACTATCCACCGCGCAAAAAGCATGGGCGGTCGGCAGCACGATCGTAACTGCCGCCATCGGTGCTATCTCTACAGGCTTTCGAGCAATGAGCCTGGCGATTATAAGCAACCCGATCGGCCTCGCCATTGCCGGGATTGCCTTGGCAGCCGGATTGGTTATCAAATATTGGGAACCCATAAAAAGCTTTTTCAGTGACCTCTGGGGCGGCATTAAGTCGCTCTTTAAAGATGGGGTCGGTTTTTTAACCAAGATATGGGAAACGTCGCCTATCGGCCTGATGTTTAAGGCGGGTAAGAAGATCGCCGGATGGGTCGGAGGAATTTTCGGCGGTGATGACGAAAAGGAAAACGAGGCGCCCCAAAAACGCCGCCCCGGCTCAATTGCCGGAACCGGTAGAGTAGCCAAAGCAGCAGGCGTTACCGCGCTTGGCACTGCCCTGGCAGTTACCCCGGCCGCAGCACAGACAGGAGAACCCCAGAGCCGCGCCAACGTTCAGCCTCTGGTTCAGCCGGTAAAAATGTCCGAACCCCAAGGCCGCGCCAGCTTCGAAGATGCCATACAGCCGCGCCCACAGGCTGCCGGAAAGACCGAATACCACACGCCCGTGAACACAACCATACATATTTCCCCGCCACCAGGCACATCAGAGCGCGAAATAGCCATGGAGGTATCCCGCGCCCTCGATGAGCGCGAACAGCAGGCACAGGCAAAAGCGAGAGGACGGCTCTATGACTGAAACAATGATGGCGCTGGGCCCGTACAGGTTTTCTATTGATGCCGCAGCATATCAGCAGCTGATGCGCACAACCGCTTACCGGTGGCCTGCCCAGGAGCGTATCGGGCGCAGACCGGCGTTGCAGTTTGTCGGCACCGGCACAGAGACGGTATCGCTCACAGGCGCTATCTACCCGCATTACGCCGGTGGCCTGGGGCAGATAGACAAGATGCGCGCTATTGCAGCCCAGGGTAACCCGCAGCAGCTGGTGGACGGACGCGGCAAGATATGGGGCCTGTGGTGCATCGAGCGCATCGAAGAGACCCGCACCGTACTATTTGCTAACGGCGACCCACGCAAAGTGGAGTTTCGCATTGCGCTTTCCAATTATGGGGAGGACATGTAAATGCTGACATACCGCACCAAAGACGGCGACACCCTGGACTGGATATGCCACAAGCACTACGGGCGCACATCCGGCGCAGTCGAAGCTGTGCTGGAAGCAAACCCCTCCCTTGCGAGCAGGGGCCCGGTGTACGCTGCCGGAGTATCCATAAAACTGCCTGAGCTGCCTGAGGCTCAAACAGAAACCGTTGTGAGGCTGTGGGATTGATGACTCCAGACTTTCGCATACTCGCTGACTCTGCCGATATAACCGCCGCGATCCGCGCGCGCCTGGTGTCGCTGAGTGTTACAGACGAAGCAGGCACAGACAGCGACAGCGCCGAAATAACCCTGGATGACCGCGATGGAGTGATCGCCCTGCCGCGTACCGGCGCGCAGCTGGAGATAGGCATGGGTTACAAAGAGAGCGGCGTGCTCACTATGGGGCGCTATGTTGTGGATGAAATATCCCTATCATCGAACCCGCAGACATTAAGAATCAGATCGCGCGCGGCCGACCTGCGCCAGGGGCTTAAGCGCCCACGCACCCGTCCGTGGGAAGATGTAAGCGTGAGCGACATTGTATCGACCATTGCCGCAGAACACGGCTACGAACCCAAGGTGGCGCAGGCGCTTGCATCGGAGCAAATAAAACATCTGGATCAGCTGGATGAATCAGACCTGCACTTTCTCACCCGCCTCGCGCGTGAGCGCGGAGCAATTGCCAAGCCAGCGGGCGGAATGCTGCTGTTTGTGCCGCCCGGTGAAGCCAAGAGCGCCAGCGGCAAAAACCTGCCAGCCATAACCCTTGACAGAAACGAATTTACGCGCTGGAGCGTAACCATCGCCGAGCGGGGTAAATACCTCTCGGTTATTGCGCGCTGGCACGATCCGGACACAGCCACCGAACACAGCGTCACCGTCGGCGAAGGGGACCCGACCTACACCATCCGCCGCCTTTACCCGGACGAAGCCACAGCAACCAGCGCAGCCAGGGCGCAGCTCGATGCGTTTACGCGCGGCGTTGCAACCCTGCGCGCCACAGGGCCCGGCAATCCAACCTTTGTGGGCGAAAGCCCGCTGACTATTTCCGGAGTGCGCTCCGGGGTTGACGGCAGCTGGAGCGTAACCAGGGTTACACATCGGATTGATAAGGGCGGGTATACGTGTGACATCGAAGCCGAGATACCCAAGGGAGGGCAGTAGATGAAAGGCATGGATAGAAAGACAGGCAAAAGCCTGGAGGATAAAGACCATCTGCGCCAGAGCATAGAGGATATTTTAACTACGCCGCTTGGCTCCCGGGTAATGCGGCGCGATTATGGCAGCCGCCTGTTTGAGTTGGTAGACCGCCCCACAAGCCCGGCACTGCTGGTAGACATTTACGCCGCCACGGCCGAAGCAATCAAAAAATGGGAGCCGCGCGTCAGGATCGACAGCGTACAGGCGGACGAAATTGCAAGCGGTAAAATCAGCCTGACCCTGACCGGCACCTACCTGCCCGACGGGCAAGACATAAAAATTGAAGGGATTGTTGTATGAGCGCCATAGACCTAAGCTTGCTGGATGCCCCTCAAGTTGTAGAATCTCTGGAGTACGAAGATGTGCTCGCAGAAATGGTGGAAGACCTTAAGGATCGTGATCCTGAGTTTGACGCCATGCTCGCATCCGACCCGGCGCACAAGATCCTCGAGGTTGCCGCTTATCGCGAAACTCTCCTGCGCCAACGCGTTAACGATGCCGCGCGCGCGGTGATGCTGGCGTATGCTACCGCCGAAGACCTTGACCACCTGGCTGCGCTATACGACACCGAGCGCCTGGTGGTAGACGAAGGAGATCCGGACGCGGTGCCGCCGGTACCGCCCACGTACGAAACTGATTCTGCCCTGCGCGCGCGGGTACAGCTTGCGCCCGAAAGCCTCAGCGTTGCAGGCCCGGCTGGTGCGTATAAATACCACGCCCTTTCTGCGGCTGCAGATGTGCTTGATGTGGATGTCGATACACCTACACCCGGAGAAGTGCTGATCACCGTGCTCTCCGCGTCTGGAGATGGTACCCCGGATGCCGCCTTGCTCAGCACTGTCGAGGATGCCGCTGCCGCAGAAGATGTCCGCCCGCTCACAGACAGTGTGACCGTGCAGGCGGCAACCATTATACCGTACACCATATCTGCCACGCTCACCTTTTTTGAAGGACCAGACACTGAGACCATCCGCCATACGGCCGAGGAAGCCTGTCAGGACTATATCGACAGCAGCCACCGCCTCGGGCGCGATGTCACACTCTCGGGCATATATGCCGCGCTGCACCAGCCGGGGGTGCAAAACGTGTCCCTGGCGGAGCCAACGGCCGACATTATTGTAGACCCACAGGAAGCCTCATACTGCACAAGCTTGACCGTCAGCGCCGGAGGGACAGATGAGTAAGATGCTCCCACCCAACGCAACCAAGCAGGAACAGGCGATAGAGCAGTCCACCGCGCGCATCGGCTCTGTGCCTGTGCCTGTCGGTGATATCTGGAACCCCCACACTTGCCCGGCGAAGCTCTTGCCCTGGTTGGCGTGGGCGCTCTCTGTCGATGTTTGGGACGCATCCTGGAGCGATACAGTCAAGCGGCAGGTTATCGCTGATTCTCTGCCGGTGCACGCGCGCAAAGGTACGCCATGGGCGGTAAAACGTGCCATGGAAGCAGCCGGCGCTCCATCAATGCAAATATCAGAATGGTTTGAGCACGGCGGCGCTCCGTACACGTTCCGCGTATGCGTAAGCACTGACGACGAACCCCTGACTCCTGTGCTGGTAGGCAGGCTGATGGGGGATATAGATCAGTACAAAAACGAGCGCTCTTGGGGCAGCCTGCGCATCAGCCAAAGTGGAGAAATGGGCGTTTCTCTGCGCATCGCATCTCATCACATCCCCAAGATAACCGTGCTGCCCTTCCAGATTGAGATATCCACCACGCAAACCCAGATATATTCAGGCGTGGGCGTAAAAATAGCCTACAAGACAACCACTATCTAAGGAGCCAAGACATGAAGTTTCCCGGTTTTTCTCTCACCACAAAGGGGCAGGCGCTACTAGCAAAAGTGCAAGCTGGGGCCACGCTCTCTTTTACGCGCGCCGCTACCGGATCGGGCAAAATGCCTCCCAGCGGCGCACCCTTCGGTGCTGTTTCCGACCTTGAAACCGTTACCGTGCAAAATACCGAGCTTGGCACCGCATCTGCTGCCGACGTCGATACTGGGTTTACGATCACAGAAGAGACCGCTGGCGATTCCACAACTGCCGAGGTTACCAGCGTCACGTGTCTACCCGCAGCAGACCTTTCCGGCGGAGAATATTTCACCATAGATTCGCCCCACCTGGGTTTTTACGTGTGGTTCAGTGTTGATGCAGCTGGCACAGATCCTAAAGCGGGCACCATTGGCATCGAGGTTGCGCTTGCAGGGGCAGACAGCGCCCTGACTGTAGCGCAAAAACTGGCTACAGCGCTGGATCAGTACAGGGTGGATCAGTCCGACCTATATAAACTGGTGGGCGAAGAGCAGACCCTGGCGGTGCAGTCAGTAACCAGGGTGGATGATGTTGTGACCGAGATAGCCACGGTGCTCACAAATACCGGGCTGGAAACGGGGTACTATCTGTGCGAGCTCGGTATTTTCGCTACCGATCCGGATGATGGAGAAGTGCTCTACGCATACAGCAATGCAGGGGATAACGGCGATTACTTCCCCGCGGAAGGTGGTGCGACCCTGGTTGAAGCAGATCTGCGCCTGCGCACCATTGTTTCAGCAAATGCCTCAGTGCAGATGGAAGTGTCCACCGACGCTTTTGCTTCGCTTAAGGCGCTGATGGATGACGTATATGGGCGCAGTTCTAAAGAGCCCGTCCGTGCTGCATCGGTAGCACCCGTGACCCTTTCCGGGCTGCAAACCGTTGATGGTGTAGCACTGGCCGCAAATGACAGGGTGCTGGTTAAAAACCAGAGCGACTCCAGCGAGAACGGCATCTACCTGGTAGCAGCAGATGCGTGGGAGCGCACGCTTGACTTTGACGCTGCAGAGAAGATCTCCAACGGGTTGACCGTGCCTGTGGCGGAAGGGGAGCAGCAGCGCAGCACGGTGTGGCAGCTCAGCACTTCCGGAGAAATTACCCTGGGAACCACAGCGCTTGTGTTTAAGCTTGTAGGCGACAGGCTTGCCGACACATCCACCCAGACTGTATACCAGATGAGCATAGAGGACGGTATTTTTACCCTTACCGAGCAATAGGAGCAAACATGTACGGATACCCTAAAACCATAGAGACTAAAGCCGATGTCGCCGCTTTGACGGACTACATGGGCAGCAAGTGGGCCACGCAGGAAAACATCGACAAAGGCCTCGACTTTTTGCGCGGCCTGATTGAGAGCCGCAAGGCTTATTTTTTCGACAAGAACCTTGCCGAAGGCGAAGAGCCGACGGGATCTGCACCGGAGTATATCGTTCTGGAGCAGGAAGACGGAACGCGCAGACAAGAGGCCCTGGCCGATGACCCTAACGCGCGCATCTACCGCAAGGGTTTTACTGCCGATGAAGTGCAGGCACTGATAGACCAGATTGAAGGGAGTAAATAATGGTAGGAGATAAGATAATCGTACCCGCGCAGGCGGCAGGTTTTGCGAGCCTGTTCGGGCGCATTGAAAAAGGCAGCGGCGACACCCTTAATCTGCCGGAGGGCATGCTGAACATCGGCGGCAATGGTAAAGGGTATCTTACATCTCAGGAGTCGAACTGGGACCCTTTTGACGCTGCAAACAATGACGGCAGCTTTAGTTCTGCAAACCTGGGCGATGATATATATATCTACGCCTGCCAGCACTCAAGTGGCACTGCAAAATGGATAGCGAGTAAAAACACCACCGTCCCCACCGGGTACACCGCCGGTGATAGCCGCAAGGTGGGCGGTTTCCACGTTGGGCGCTTTCGTGGGATAGCTAACCGCTACGATACCGCATACGTGCCGCCCACGCAGATAATCCCCAACAGCTGCTGGGATATCCAGCACCGCCCTACATGCGACCCCACCGGGATGGCTGAGATCGTACCCGGTAGCCTCTGGGCTGATATATACCTCAACAGCGAGGGCGCTGGCACCTGGCCGGAAAATATCCCGGTGAGCAAATATGGTGCTACCCTTATTCGCGACAACATCTACAGCCGCAGCGACTTCCACCAGCTTATAAACAACGCTGGGAAGCGCCTGCCTACCCCGGAAGAGTTCCTGCGCTATGCCGAGGGCGCACCACAGGGAAGCGACACCGACAACAACACTGCCTGGAGCGATGCCAGCAACACCGGACCCACCACAGCGGGCGGGGTGGCAAAAGCTGTCAGCCAGCACAATATTGTCGATGCCGCAGGGAACCTGTGGGAATGGTTGGATGCGCACTATGATCTGGGGGATTACGCCGGTAACACGACCCCATACGAATGGGATCAAACTCTCGTAGATGTAGGTAAAGACTCCACTATTGCGCGCGGTTCCGTGAAACACTGTTCCTGGCGTTCCTTCATCGGCGGAGGCAAGTGGAACGAGGGCGTGTACTGCGGTTCGCGCTGTCTCGGTTCGCATGCGAATCCGTGGAATTCGTCTGGGAATGTGGGTTTGCGCGGCGTCTGTGACGCCTTATGAGCATGAACCATGAAGGGGCCCCGCGGCAGCGGGGCCTTGTATTGCTAAGTAAGGCAGAACGCCTGATTGCAGAAATTGCGCCTGCAATAGACCGGATACCCAGAGTGCAGCGCTACCGCTATGCAAAGAGGTTGGAAGATGCCCTTTGGGAGCTTGTTGATTACACAATCCGCGCGGCATGCAGCGGCCAGAAAAGCAAGGTTTACAGGGTTGATGAGCAGATAAGGCTTGTTCATGCCCTGTTGCGCCACGGAGCAGAAAGAAAACTGCTTAGCCCTTCCAGGGTTGGAGCGGCTGCAGGCATGTTGGCAGAAATTGGCGCGATTGTGGGTGCCTGGCGCAAAAGATTTAGCAAGTAGGGCAAAAAGGGGATTCGACGGTTCCGTGAAACACTATTCCTGGCGTTCCTTCATCGGCGGAGGCAATTGGAACGAGGGCGTGAACTGCGGTTCGCGCTGTCTCAATTCGAATGCGAATCCGTGGAATTCGAATGGGAATGTGGGTTTGCGCGGCGTCTGTGACCACTAAACAATAGAGAGTGTATCAAGGATATTGGTGCAACCAAGAACCCCTAAGGGGTCAGCCTTTTTGTCCTGGCCCTGTGTAAATGCAGGCCGAATATAAAACATGGCCGCGCCGCGCGAGTAATTACCTTTTTGGTAGCGAAAGCCCGGCGCGGTCTTTTTCTTTTTTTAAGGGAGCCAACGTGGGGACAAGGCATAAAAACCTGATAGGCAAAATAATCGCATGGGATAACCTGCTTAAAGCGCACCACCTGGCAAGGCGTGGCAAACGCAACCGCGCCGATGTGGTGGAGTTTGAGTCTTGCCTGTGGGAAAACCTTGCCGCCCTGCAAATGGAAATGCTGTGGGGATCGTATCAGCCGGGCAGGTACAGAGCCTTTATGATCAGAGAGCCAAAGCTGCGCGAGATCTCCGCGCTGCCGTACCGCGACAGGGTGGTGCAACACGCCATTTGCAATATATGTGGCCCGATATGGAACAATGCCATGATAGATGACACGTTTGCATGCAGGCCGGGCAAAGGTACCCACGCTGCCGCCGACAGAACCCAGCGGTGGCTCAGAGATATGCACAAGAGCGGTCGAGACGTGTGGATATTGAAAATGGATGTGAGCAAATACTTTCAAAACATTCGCCACCGCCACGCCAAGAAAGTGATCCGGAGGAAAATATCCTGCCCCAAAACGTTAAAGCTGTTAGACAGGATAATAGACAGCACCGCCGCTGAAAACGACCCCGACCCCGCTGGCATACCCGTAGGAAATTTAACCAGCCAGTGGATCGCCAACCTGATAGGCAACGAGTTCGACCAGTGGGCAAAGCGCGAGATGCGGATCAAACGCTACATAAGATACATGGACGATACCGTAGTTTTATGCTGGAGCAAGCACGAAGCGCTGGAGCTGCGCGACAGGTTTGCGCATAAGCTTGAATGCTTCGGCATGAAGTTTAGCAAGACCAGCATCCTCCCCGCAGCGCGCGGGGTGAATTTTGTCGGCTACAGAATCTGGCACGATCACCGCCTTTTGCGCAGGCAGTCGATAAAAGACATGACAAAAAGGCTCAGGAGCATGCAGGCAGCATACGAAAAAGGCAAGCTAAGCCTGACATCCATCAGCGCAAGAATAAAAAGCTGGATAGCCCACACAGACCACGCAAACAGCTACAGCATCCGCCAAAAGCTCCTGGGCGAGACAGCTTTCTCACGCAAAGAACAGTAGCCGCAAAAAGGTGTAGTAAAATGTAGTAAAAATATCACTAAAAAGGGGTTACAGCTAAAAGCCGTAACCCCTTGATATTTATGGTGCCCAGAGACAGAATCGAACTGCCGACACGAGGATTTTCAGGTTTAGGCGCGCATTGGTTTTTCTTTTTATTCCGGTTGCTTATCGTCGTTTTCCTCTGCCGGTGTAGTGTCCGGCTTTTCTACCATGGCGCTGAATTTTTCACCCTCCGAGGTTAGCAGGTCGGCTGCAAGGTGGGTATAGGTTTCGGTTATTTGGCTGGTGCTGTGGCCCATCATGCCCTGGATGCTGCGCAGGTTTATGCCTGCGGCTATGGCGTGGGTGCCGAAGCTGTGGCGCAGGAGGTGGTGATACACGCGGCCTTCGATCCCTGCTTTGTCGGCGGCGCGTGCCAGGGCTTTGCGGATGCTGTACCAGGGCTTTTTGGTTTTTGGGTTGGTATAGAGGTAGCCGCGCTTTGTGCGCTGTTTTGCGGCTGTGAGCTCTTTGAGTAAGCGCCTGGTGGTTATGGGCAGGACGCGCTCTTTGCTGCCCTTGCCGGTTATGTAGATTATTTTACGTTTGAGTTGGACGTCTTCGGCGCGGATCTGAAGCGCTTCGGCGCGGCGAAGTCCGGCGTCGTACATGAGCAGGGCGATGCCGAGGTATTCTGGTTCCAGCGCATCGAGGAGGGCTTGCATCTCCTGCGGTGTGGGCACGTGGGGTGCTTTGGCTTTTGTGCTTTTTGCGGGGAATTTGCGGATTTTGAAGGGCAGGGGCTCGATGTAGCGTTGATCTATTGCCCAGGTGAGCATCCGGCTGAGGTACGATAATTCCTTATTTATAGTGCGCTTGCTGACGCCATCGGCAAGGCGGGTGGTTTTGTAGTGGTTTATGTGGGCTTCGGTGATGGAGTTTAGGAGCAGATCGCCGAAGTGGGGCGCGAGGCGCTTCCAGCAGTTCCAGAAGTCGCGGACGGTGGCTGGTGCTGATTCGGTTTTGTAGTATGCGGAAAAGTCTGCGACGATCTCGACCAGCTTATGCACGATCCTGCCGCCGCTGATGGGGCGATGCTGGCGGCGAATCTGTGCTTCGACTTCCCGCGCTTCGGCTTCGGTGCAGTCGTGCATAATCTGCATGACGCGCTTGCCGTTGCGGCCCTGGGGGTAGTAGTCGATGATCCAAGAGCGCGGGACGATTTGGCCTTTACGTTTGTATGGGCGGACTGCCATGGTTACATATCCTCAAAAGAAAAGGCTTCCAGGCTCCAGCTTTCACCTCCGTCAGTCGTTTTTACTAAGCATGTGTAATTGTTCCTGATCATTGCACCAAAGCTGTTTTGAGAATCAACATACGCGTTTACCAAGAAAACGCCTTCTTCTTTTTTGTAAACCTCAACGTCGGTTATCCAGGGGAATTCTGCGCTTCCAGGGGATTTTAAAAAATCTTTCACGAACTCTTGCGACATTACGAATGCTTCTGTTTCTGTAGCGCTTTGGCTACCACCGCCACCAAATATGGCCCCTAGAGTGCAAATCAGAAACAGGACTAGGAAAAAGTTTAAAACTGATTTCTTATTTTTATTTTTCCGTTGTTGCACCTCTTCTTCGCTACCCATTGTCCCCTTCCTTTCCTTTACACATTAAAACGAATATTTACTAATCGACACGGTAAAAAATATCACGGCTCGGGGGCCGTGTTTGACAGATAAGCGCTGCTTTTATGATGCCGGTGATGCGCGCTAGGTTTGGCTTGTTGAGCCTGCGTATGTAGCGTAGCAGGCGGTACTCCTGTTTTGAGATCCGGACTGTTGTGTGCATTGGTCTCTCCTTTGTTTTAATGTTTTTTCAGGAGAGATTATGCGGTGTTAGAAAAAGTTACAAGATTGTTTAAGGTGCTATATACATTCTACTGTGCGGGTGGTGTATCGTCATCTTTGCTTTGATTTTTAAACTGCATTACCTCCGTCTCCATTAGTGTGATGAGGGCGTGGTATTTGTTTTTGTCGTTCAGCTTGCGGTATGTTTCAAGTAGGCGGCGTTCGTCGCTGGTTAAGAATAGCTCCTGATCGCCTTCTTGGACGGTGTGATTGCCAGCGCCTATATTGAAGGACTGTTCAACCCTGTGTGTGTCTGGGCGCTCGCGTAGTACGCTGGCTTTTTGTTCAACCTCTTTTTTCGGCACACCGTCCAGCAACATCCTACCTAAAGCAAGGAAATTCTCGTAACTGTAACCGTAAAAGTTGGCGATTCTTTCCTGTAGCCGCTTGCCCGCAACTTTCCTACCACCAAGAACATCATTTATATGCTGCCTTGATATAGATAGCTCTGAGGCCACTTTTTTCTGGGCACCGTAGCCATTTGTGTCAATTTCACGCTGAAATGCGCGTACAAAACTCTCCTCAACTGTCGCCATATCTTCCATATACCACCACACTGTTCTTTTGCCAATTCTACAAAATTCAGGTAATGCTTTATTTTTAGTTGACACAAAGACGTCAATGCTTTACTTCTAGTACCCATGAGACATGGAATACGCAAACATATAGCAAAACAGGTTGGGGTAACACCTCAGCACTTTGGGGCCATCCTTAAAGGCAAGTGGCGCGCCAGTATAGGTTTGTCACGCAAGCTTGAGGCTGTAACTGGCATCCCGAAAGAATTATGGATTTTCGGCTCTGGTAAAGAGTTGACTGATGCCATGTCTGAAAAGTACCCCAAAAAGGCGTAGTTCTCTATTGCTAGTTTGCACTTTTTTGTAAGCGGGAGGTAATTATGGAGTCATGGGAAGCGTTAGACATGGCAATCGGCAAGAGGTCAAAGGCAATTGCTAAGCGCCTGCGGTGCTCTCAAGAGCTGGTGTATCGCTGGCAGCAACCGATGAACGATTTCAGCCAGAGCGGTGCATATAACCCGCTGGATAGGATCGAGGCGGTTGTGAGTGAGGCTCAGATCCAGGGTGCGGGTGATGATGCGTTGCTGCCGCTGCATTATCTGGCGCGGAGATTTAACCAGGCTTTGATCCAGATTCCTGAGTCTATCAATGCTGCGGATGGCACGACAACTAAGCAGATGCTTGAGTGTGTGCATGAGTTTGGCGAGCTGGCGGCGGTTGCTGCTGATGCGCTGGCTGATGGAAAGATCACACGCCGTGAGCGGAGCGAGGTTGTGCGTGAGGGCTGGCAGGCGGTTGAGGCGCTGTGCACGTTTTTGCGCGCGGTTGAGGATGCCTGCCCGGTTGACAGGAGGCTGTGATGGATACCAGGGTTGTTTTGAGGTCTATCGAAAAGAGCGCTGAGCTTGCGCTTTATTCTGCGCGGCTGACGGAAAAGACGCTGCAGAAAAAGCGGGTTGATGTGTTGTCTGCGCGGATTGAGGTTGCTCAGGCATACGGGCAGCTGGAGGTGCTTGAGCGGATGCTTATCAGGCTTGGGCTGGGAGAATCTGATGTTATGCGGAAGGTTACTGCTTCGCGTGAGCGGGTTTCTCAAATCTACGCTGATATCTGTAACGGCGATGTTAGACGGGAGGCTGTGTGATGGACACCGCCCAGGAGATTGCAGCGCTGCGCCAGGAGGTGGCGGAAATGAAACAGATGCTTTCTGCGTTTGTCTGCCCGCCTGAGCGTAAGCAGCCCCAGGAGGGGATGGGCGCGTATGAGTTGAGCCGGATAGTCTCCGCTGATGATCCGCTGGAGGCAATCCGCGAGCGTAACAAGCGCGTGAAGGCGCGGCGCAAATAGATCCCATCAGGCGTGCGGCTAGCCCCGACCGATGCGCCGTCTCAGCCACAGGGGTGATTGCCCGGCGGCTTGTGCCCTCCTCACGCGGCCGCCGGGGTTTTTTCAAGCGTGGGGAATTGAGGAGGGAGATATGGCTGATAAGAGTTTTGCAAGGCAGCATTTGATTGTTTTGGCTTGGCAGGAGCGCAGGCTTTTGCGCGACGTTGATCATGGCTCTGATTATCTGGTTGGTTACTACCACGGTTTGCTCACGAGTCTGCGCGCGCTGAGAAGGAGGAGAGCATGAAGTTTATCAAGTTTACCCTGGCCGCTGCTATCTGGTTTGGCAGCACATGTCTGCTTGCATCCATGGCGCTTGATGCCATGCAGTGGGAGCAGGAGCGCCAAGCGGCAGCGGCTGCTGAGTATCGGCAGCAGGTGGATCAAGAGCTGCGCGTTGAGGACGCCGTGTATCGGGCGGGGCAATGATAATCCCCCGCTCCCCCTCTATGCTGCAGGCGCTCCAGATTCAATTGTTCATGGCTCGCGGCAAAATGTCGCGGGTCCTTCTGGGCGTACAGCGTAGAGCGGGCGGCAAAGCCACAATATTTGTGTCCATTTGAGATTTGTATTTCATTTGGAAAAATGGAATTTGATTGTGTGATTTCTGATAGTTAGGTTGATTGATGGGTGTTCCCGAGATTGATTACAAGTTTGTAAAAGACTGCCTCGATGCAAACGAGCTGGGCGATGGGATGTTGTTCGCTCATTTGCACCAGGGGCAGTTTATTTACGTTGCCAGCGCGGACGAGTGGTACGCCTGGGTAGGGCATCACTGGGAACGCGACGTCAAAGAGCGCAGCGCATCCGCGGTGGAGAATGTCGCGGTCCAGTACCTGGCAGCAGCAGACGGACTAGAGCCTATGATAAAGGACGCGCTCGCGGAGAATGGAAAAGACAAAGCCGCCGCGTTGCGCGAGATCCAGAAGAAGTACCGCAAGCGCGCCGAGAAGCTCCGCTCCGATCGCGGCATCCGCAGCACCCTGCGCTTTGCGCGCATCGGCGAACACGCCCTCGCGATCCACGGCGAAGAACTCGACCAGAAACCCTGGCTGCTCGCATGCAACAACGGCGTGATAAACCTGAAGAACGGCAAGCTGCGCGACGGACGCCCCGAAGACTACCTCACGATGGCATGCCCGCACGACTACAAAGGGCTCGACCATCTCGACGACCGCTGGGAGAAGTTCCTCCTGCAGATATCCAACGACCGTGAGGAGCTCGTTGACTACTACCAGCGCATCCTCGGCTACGCCGTCACAGGACTCTCCACCGTCCCCGACTTTTTCGCACTCGCAGGGCAGGGCCGCAACGGTAAATCCGTCCTGATCGAGACCATCTCCTACGTCCTGGGAGATCTCGCCGGACCCATCCCAGCAGAAATGCTCCTCGATCAACCCAGCAGCAGATCCGCCAACGCCGCCAGCCCCGACATCATGAAGCTGCGCGGCCTGCGCATCGCCTACGCCAGCGAGACCGACGAAGGGCGTAAATTCAGCAGCAGCCGCATCAAATGGCTCACCGGTGGCGATAGACTCACCGGCCGCCACCCGCACGACAAATACAGCGTCGATTTCACGCCGACACACACACTGTTCCTGCTTACCAACCACAAACCGCGCGCCGCCGCTGACGACTTCGCTTTCTGGGAACGCTGCCGCCTAATCTGGTTTGAACTCAGCTTCGTAAAAGACCGCGAACCACGCCCCGACAGCAACGAGCGCCCCGCAGATCCCGACCTCGCAGCAACCCTGCAGGAATGCGCACCCGCGATCCTCTCCTGGCTGGTCAACGGCTGCCTGCGCTGGCAAGCAGAAGGCACCACACCACCGCCGATAGTCAAAGAAGCCACCGCCGCTTACCGCCAGGAGCAAGACATCATCCAGGAATGGATAGACGACTGCATCGAAGAAGATCCGTATGGATCAGCCCCAGCGCGCGAACTCAACCAGAGCTGGACGCAATGGTACGAAGCCAACGTCGGCAAACGCGTCCCATCTCAGCGCTGGCTCGGGCAACAACTCGGCAAACGCTACACAAAACGCAAAGCACGTACCGGATTCGTCTACGACGGCATAAAGGTGATCCATGAATTTATCTGATACTGCGCACCTTGCGCACCATAGCGCACCTTGGTTTTCGCAAGGTCAACGGGGGAACGGGGTGGAATTATTACACAATTTATACAGTGTGAACCTTGCGCACCTTAATCTGTATATACGCACACGTGCGCGCGCGCGAGCGATAGCCGGAACCCTACAAACAATAAAAAAACATACCTTACTTTATATAAAAAAAGGTGAACAAGGTTCACAGAGTAAAAATAAAATAAAGATTTTAAGTATTTAGACTGCGCACCTTTTACGAAAAAAGGTCCACATAAGGTGCGCAAAGGTGCGCACTAAAAATTTACAGCCCTTTTACTGGATAGAAAGGAAAAATCAGATGCAATACAGCTTCCCAGAAACGCTCTTCGTAGAGGAAAACACACCGGGCCAGCAGCTGGAGCATGCGTTTGATGAAGCAGAAGAGATAGCGCGCGCCATAACTGAGGAAGAACCAAAAGAGCGGATCGAGGAAGAAATAGCCGACTTAACCCACAGCCTAGAAACCTTCTGGCGCATCATCGCCAAACATAACGGCCCTGAATACGTGCAGGAAGTGTTCAATCGCGTGATCCAGAAAAACGCCGCGCGCAATTACTACACCGGAGCATAACCCCATGATCCTCCAACTCCTACAAGAACACGGCATCAGCCCTAAGCGCGTCAGCAGTCACCAGGGCGGCGAGTACCACAGCCCCTGTCCGCGCTGCGGTGGCACCGACCGCTTTCATGCCTGGCCCGAGCAGAACGAAGGGCAGGGCAGCTTCTGGTGTCGCCAGTGCGACCTCGGCGGCGATGCCATAAAATTCCTGATGGAGTACAACGGCCTCAGCTTCCGCGACGCCGCCACCCGTACCGGCAAAGAACTCGACGCGCCCCAGCGCCGCTATACCCCCGCAGTGCCTAAAACAGACCAGCCAGCAGCCAAGGACCTCACCCCGCGTGAAATCACCACCCCGCAGCAAAACTGGCAGCTCCAGGCGCACAAACTAATCCTCCACGCCGCCGAAGCCCTCCAGCAAAACCCCGAGCAACTCCAGTACCTTCAAACACGCGGCATCAGCCCACACCAAGCTATGAAATGGAGCCTCGGCTTCGTCGGTGGAGACAAACCCGCCGTATTCAGCGCGCGCAGCAAGTGGGGCCTAGAACCCAAACAGAACAATAAAAAGCCCGATGCCCTCTGGATACCTCGCGGCATCGTCATTCCCAACATTATCGGCGACGAAGTAAACAGCATCCGCATTCGCCGCCCCAAGCAGGACCGCACCGGCCAGCTCGCCGATCTGCACTATCACGTAATGCCCGGATCCGGCACCGCGCCCCTGCTCAGCTACCACGGTCAACGCACCATCGTCGTGGTCGAAGCCCAGCTCGACGCCATCCTTGTCGATCAGTACGCATCCGACATCGCCGGAGTCCTCGCCCTCGGCAACGACTCCGCCAGACCCGACGAGCGCGCCCACCAAGCCCTCAAACAAGCGAGCCTGATCCTCGTTGCCCTCGACAACGACGACTCCGGCCAGCAATCCGCACAAAAATGGCTCGACTGGTACGACACCGCCACCATCTGCCCAGTACCCCAAGGCAAAGACCCCGGCGACTTTCACCAGGATCACAACGGCGACATCCGCCACTGGCTCTGCCAGCACATACCAGCTGTATGGACGGCACCCAAAAAGCCGCGCCCAACCGCCACCAAACCAACCAGCAAAAAAGAAGAAAAACTCTATGCCATCAAACGCCGCAAAGACGGCAGCATAATCGCCCTAGTAGAAGACCCCAGCATCAAAGAATCAGTAGCCAGGCAGAACAACTGCAACGTTATCACCTACGCCGAAGTAGAAATGCTCGAAAAAATGGAGCCCCAAGCGCGCGAACAATGGCTCCTCGATAACGACCCCCGCAGAGAATGGATACACGGCGACGACCACGGCAAAAACATGGTCCTGCAAACCGCGCACATATTTAAGGACGGAATACTCGCCCAAGAGTCAATCACCAACAAAGGAGAAACCCATGCCCCAGATCGTTAAAGAGATGAAAAGCGTGTCTCAGCAAATGACAGACCTCGCCTGGATGATCCAGAACACCAAAAACCTCGACCCCAGGTGGGAATCTCGCGCCGTACAGCTTGGATCTGCCGCCGTAACTCTCAACAGCTGGGCAGAAGCAGAAGAACAGCTCGAACAAACCATCCAGATCGATCAGGAGGACAAATAAATGGTCAATAAAGTCATCTTAGTGGGCAACTGTGGTGCCGATCCTGACTTGCGCTACACCCCAGCAGGCACCGCCGTCACCACCGTAAACCTCGCCACCACCGAAAAATTCAACGGCAGCGACGGCAACAAGCAAGAGCGCACAGAATGGCACCGCCTCGTCTTCTGGCGCCAGCTCGCGGAGATCTGCGGGAAGTACCTGCACAAGGGCAAGCAGATATACGTCGAAGGGAAACTGCAGACACGCAAATGGATCGACCAAAACGGCATCGAGCGCTACACCACCGAAGTCGTAGTCGACAAAATGCAGATGCTCGGACGCGCCAGCGATGGAGCAGGGCAGGGCGCAACAAACGACCGGCCGGCCCAGCAACCGGAGCCGGAGTTTCACCAGGACGACGAGATCCCGTTTTAAAAGGAGATATCCATGG